GCATTAAGGTGCTGTGCCAACTGTGTTGCGAGCTCTAATCTGTTTTGAGTTGTTTGGGTTGCTAGTCTTGCATCACGCTCATCATATAATGCTTGTAATTCTGGACTGACACCGCCGCCAAAGTTTCCACCAACGATATTATTACTTATTCCATTTGGAGCATTAACGCCATCTAATGCGTTTTGAATTGCATAGAAAATATCGTTGTAGTCACTGCCTGATGCGTTGACTGCTCGATTGAGTTGGTCAACAGTGTCGGCAAGTCCTGGCAAACTTTGCGCGGCTGCTAAATCACCATTATTTGCGGCATTTACTGCGGCAAATAAATCTGATTGAGCTTGTGCCAATCTGTCTTTGGCTTCTAATGGTGAAAAACTATCTACTAATCTTGATTTTGTATAATCTCGTAGATTGTCAATTGCGCGAGTCCAAGCATCAAACAATCCATTACTGGCTGTTGATACGTTATTAATTACGCCCGTTTGTTGTGCTTCTAGTTCTGCAATTCGAGCATCTAAATTATCACCATACAACTGATCAAACAATGCTTGAGTTGCTTGTCGTATTTGTGCAACATAAAGTTCGTGTGCATCGGCTAAATCTCTATCACTGGCACCAGCCAAACCTGCAGCACGCGCCAAATCATTAAGTGATGCAATGTTAGATTGATATACTGCTCTAATGTCAGTGAGCGAGTTATTTACACCGTTTATATCGTCAATTTGCCTTCTAATTGAATTACCAAAATTATTATATTCAGTAATAGCTTGATTAAGTGTTGCAACGCGATCAAGTTCTGCCTGATTTGTTTCATCGATCAATGTATTAACACGCCCTAGTGTTTGTCCAAATTGTAGCCATTGAACAACCTGTTCTGCAGTTAGATTACCAGCAGCGGTTTGTGCTTCAAACAATGCTCTAAATTCTTCGGCTGTAATTGTGGGATCAATACCAAGGTCAGTGGCTTGCTGTCCCAACAATTGTGATGAAGTTTCTAAACTTCTTTGTGTTAGTTCTTCGGGTGTATAGAAAGTATTAAAAAAGTCATTCCATAATGTTGCAGCTTGATCTAAGCCACCAGCTGCTTGGACAATACCATCTGAAAATCTAACAAAATCATCTTGTGCTAGTCCAAGACTAATTCCCATTGTTTCTAATGCTTGAGATGTTAACTGTGTTCCAGCAACCAATCTTTGATAGGTTTGTAGTAATGAATCATTCCCTATTTGTAACTCTTGAGTAATTGATAATGTATTGGTGAGTGAATCTAATATTCCAGAGCCATTTTTAATATCAACAACTGCTTGCAATGCAAATTGTGCAAAATCAGCTAAAGCTTCAACGCCTTGATTTCTAAATGTGTCGGCTAAAAAGTTGACCTCATCAACCCACTGTAATGATGTTGTGCTAAAACTAGACATTCCATCTGTAAATTCGCGTTCAAAATTATTGAAATAATTCGTGACCTCTTTTTGTACTAGCGGCAGCGCACCGGCAAGCCCCGCGATAATTTGCTCGCTATAAGTCCTTGATGCAAACTCTTGAATTGTTTGATCATTGTATGTAACGCCATTTATTACACTTTTACTTGATTGCAGATTTCCATCTTTGTCATAAACTTGTTGGAATGTTGCATTGACTAATTCAGCTGCAGTTGTACCAAGGGCAATGGCTGTTTGTTCTGCGATAATATCTCTTTGTCTTGATATTTCTTGTATAGCGGCCAATGCATCGCCAACCAACGCATCGAACACCTCTCTTCTTTGCGTTCCACGGAATAGGCTTCTTTGTCTTGATTCTGATGTTGTAGTTCCACCACTTCCACCATTGGCTAAATCTACATTTAAAGCTGTTGAATCTAGCTGATATGATGTACCAAACAATCTGCCACCAGTTAATCCATTGATTGTATTGGCTACTTGTGCGATTGCTTGAGCAACGGGACCCAATGCGCCTGTAGCCGCAACATCACTGATTGAATTGAGTACTTGACCAACACTATCTTGCCCTGAGTGTGAGTTCCAGACATCAGATAAAAATTGGGCGCCTTCCAATAAAACATTCATTGAATTGGCCGCGCTCTGAATGCCTTCGTTTAATCCTTCACCCGCACGGTTGAAAATGTCAACCAACGTATTGCCATCATCAAGCAACCCTCTAAACGAATCTTTATTTGAAAAACCCTTTGTTGAATTTACATTAACATTTACATCAATATCGCCATCGGCTTCAAGCCTTAGTTTTCGCACCGCTTCTCTTAAAACATCTGTTTCAGCAGCAGAAAGGTTCATTTCTTTTGCAATATCTTCGATTCTAATTTCTAATGCTAAAAACGAGGCTTCGACATCATCAATCAAACCTAAATCTTTTAATAGCTTTTCGTAATCATCCCATAATCCATTTTGGTTTTCTAATTCTTTTGAAACGCCTTTTAGTTTTTTGATTTGTGTATCAAATTTTTTATTAAGCGCATCGAGCACACTTTGTGTTAATTCTCCATGAATATTATACTCTTGAATTCGCTCATTCCTTTCTTGCTCAACAATGGCGATGCGTTCAGCTTCTGTGCCGTATTGCGATAATAGCTTTGTTGCTTCTTCTTGAAGTTTTATTGTTTCTTTGTCAAAATCAATTTTGGCTTTAGTTACTTTGTTTGCGGCTTCAATGGCTTTTGTTTCTTTGTCTTTTATTGCTTTGGCGTAATTCTCTGTTGACTTAGTAAGTTTTAAGATTATTTTATCCAACGATTCTGAAACTGTTAATCTACCAAGAGCCGCCTGTTGTTGTCTGCCCATGGCTTTAGATAAATTAGTCACACCATCAATGTATTTTTGCGAGTTAATAATCGCGTCAACTTTGGCTTGTTTTTCTATTGCACCAGTCAATTGATTTACTGCCAATCTAAGCTTCGCATACTTTTCTGTAATCGATTCAAGATTAGAAACTTTTAAAGGCACTGCCAAAGCCTTGTTTATATCATCAATTGAGTTTTTAAAATCGTCTCCTTTGGATGCGGCTTCAATCATCGCACTCCCTAACTCATAAATTCCATAAGCTGCCAATAATGCAACGCCAGCGGGGCCGCCTAGTAATGTCATGCCGCCTTTTAATAATCCAACTGAACCACTTAATAGGGTTGCTTGAGTTCTAGCAGCAACCATTGATAATGACATTTTCCCAATGCTTGCGCTCGCAGCTATTGCTGAAACTGATATTGAAGATAAAACAGGGGCTAGTAATCTAATGGCTACACCACCAGCTATTATTTTAATCACGGTTTCTAAATTTTTACCAAGGAATTCAATACCCGCTGCAAGCTTTCCGGTTATATCATTAGAGCTGTTTAAATCTTTTGCGTATAGACTAAAGTAACTCCTTAAATCATTGAGTGACTTTTCAACCGTAACTGGCAATTGTGCATATTCAGCCGCTATTTTTTCAGATTGTCTAAGTAGTGCTTTTGTTATTATTTCTGTGGTTAATTCACCAGCAAAAGCCATTTCACGAAGTTCACCAGATGTTTTACCCAAATCATCCTTTAAGGCTTGCATGATACGGGACCCGCTTTCATTCACTGCGTTGAATTCTTCACCACGTAAAACACCAGCGGCTAGACCTTGTGATAGTTGGGTTATTACGCTTGATGTTTCTTGAGCTGTAGCACCTGACACACCCATTGCTTGATTGATTGTTTCGGTTATGCTTAAAACGTCCCTTTGTGCAACAGATTGACCTTGTAATGATCGCTCTAATCTTGTGTATAAATCAACAGTAGTGCCAATAGCTGTATGGGTTTCTAATGCTATTCGTGTAGTTTCTTCTTGAGCTGTATTGAATGCTGATTGTGAATTGGTGACAAGTCCGATTTTAGCATCTAGTAATTTCATTTCATCTGCTAATTGGATGGTGTCTTTAATAAGTTTGACAGCAAAGCCAACTGATGCAAGTCTTACTAATTCGTTGCGCATTCCTTTGACAACTTCCTGAGCTGTGTTGGTGCTATCCTCGGCCTTTTTCATTCCTTTGGATACTTTATCACCTGCTTTCTTGCCAGACTCGCCAACGCCTTTTAACTGCCCTTCAAGTTCATTGACTTCAAGTGTAGCTTTTCCTGTTTCGGCGTCTATTCTTAGTACTACTTTTAAGTCTTGCATAATATAAGGTGGGTGGTTTACCTGCTTTAATGCTAGGAGTCATTTTTCACTAAGAGGCTTACCACCCATGTAACTCCTAAGCATTTAATTTATTTAAAATTACTCGCTCCATGAATATAATCTTTTTCAACACATCCATTTTTTTTGAATTGTTAACATCGAACATGTTCATAGTGGCGTTTATTTCAGTCCTGTTGTAACCTGTCTTAAACGAAACACCCATACCAACAACTTCATCCATTCTTAGCTGCTGAATGATTTGGACTGCTAACCAGTTTTTAGGGAAAATACCGAGTCTTACGGTGTTTTCTTCTATCCAGTTATTAATGTCCTCATTAGTAGCTCCCCATTTTTTTCTATCTTCAATGGCTGCCTTTGTAACTTTTGACGGTGTTATTAATGCTAACGCCGCCTTTTCGAGTTTTTTTCATCCGCTCCGTTAACTTCTTTCAAGTAAGTGATGACCATTTGTCTGCGCATTGGTAAATTGGCAATGGCCGCTTCTTTCATTGTGACTCCTTTCTCTTTAAGTTTTTCACCTAAATCAAAACCACTCACATTGACTAAAACTTCTTCTAAAAAGCCTTTATCACCAACATCATAAATGAGATCATCTACTTCATCTGCTGGGATTAATTTAAACTCACATTCGAGCTTCACACGTCTTTTTATTTTCCCATTAGGGACATGAACAATTGTGTCTGCTTTAAATATTTCTGATTCTTCTAATACATATGCCATTTTTTTGACTCCTAAGTCTGTTATTTAATAATGTAAACGTATTCATCATCTACACCTGTGGGAGTAGGATGAGGAATGATTTCGAAAGATTGTTGTGTAACGCCTTTGTCACCTGCGTTATCTGGTACTGCTACTTGTGCATTAGGATGTGAAATTCTTACAATATCACCTGGAGTAACTCCAGTTTCCCAATAGATTTCACCACCTGCTTCTGATTCCCATAGTGCGTAAGAGTTAAAATCAGCAAGGGTTTCAAGTGCAACTACTAATGTGCCTTTTGCTTGTCGATTAGTATTTACAACCCTTTTAACTTTTGTGGTTTCATAAAATTCATTGGTACTGTTTTGGTCGAATGAGTAGCTCCGTCCATGTACTTCAACGCCGTGCACCATGCAAATTGATTCTGGCTCACCGTCTTCAAGCGATTGTCTAAATGCTGAAAAATCAGGAGTGCCCGAAATTGTATTGTCAACAGGAGAAACATAAAGTGCAGTTCCTTTAAATGAAGCCAAGCGAACATCACCAATTATCATCTTGTCTGTAATTGAACCTTTTAGCGCATGAGCCTTCATTAAGACTTTATCTTGCCAAAAATAGATTGTTGATGAATTTGCACTTCCAGTAACTGGCAAGTATCTATAATCAACTGCAGCACTTCCCACTCCTGCGTGACCTGCTGTAAGCATAATCACGTTGTATGGTGGCGGCGTTCCAGCTGCCAATGCAGTTGAGCCCGCGCCAGTCATGTAAAAATCAAAGCTAATATCATATCGCTTGTTTGGGTATGACACTTTGTCGTTTACAAAGAATGTTTTATTAGGAGTTTGCGTGATTGTGTCACTTGTTGGTGTGACCTTAATGCCAAAAATCTCAACAGCATCGGCTGCTGGAGTTGGCGTTGGATCAAGACCTTCGGTTACTTCTAACTTAATTAATACTGTTTGCGAATCCGCTTGGTTAAAAGCCATTACAACTCTCCTTTATTCAATAAATCTTTTCTTTCTTTTGTTGTTAAAGATGGTTTTGTTGCTTCCACAACACCTTTGCATTTCCCAGTTTTTGGATCGCGTATGAATGAACTGAATTTAGTTGTGTCTAAATCAGAAGACTGAACGTCTGGGCGTTTAATATTTTCTTTTGCCATGTTATTAACCTTTTATAAATTTACAATCGTAAGTGTCTGCCCAAATTAATAAGCCTTTGTGCATTGCTATTCTTTTTCCAGCCCTGAAAAATACGGGCTGTGTTGCATCAGGTGGTTTCCATCCCATTAGTATTGTATAAACTGCATCTCTAATGCTTTTAATATTCTTTTTTGCCTGACCACCAAGTGCATCACTGGAGTCTTTGGCTATAATCACAACGTCAATCCCTGCTGTGATTCTTGAACGGTTTGTGCCAGTAGTAGGCATGTCAACAGCTCGTTCATCCCTTGGTATTACATGTATTGAAGGTGTAGCTTTTACTGCATTTGCTAAAACTGATTTAATATCAGCTGAAAAACCTACTTTTTTAACACTGCTACCAAGCCCATCTTTTAATCTTTGCTGCCACAATCCATAGTCAAGCATCAATAACTGGCCAATGATTCATCTGTAAATAATCGATCGTTAGAAAAACTCTTAACGCCACTTGTTGAAGTACCTGCAATTGCTGTAACAACGCCACTGGCATCTGTTAAAACAGCTTTGCCACTGGCTAAATCGTTCAGCCATGCAACAGCTCGTTTATATCGTTTCTCAACTTCTTCTGTTGCTGCATCTCCATGGAGTAAATATCTTGCAATATCACAACATGTTTTTTTAAGATTGGCAGAAACTGAAACAACCGGCACTGTGTACTTTCTTGCTAAATAACTATTAATTTCATCGGTCGCATCATCTAGAGCACCGTCAACAACACCCACATCATTAACGCCATCATTGTCACGGTCTGAAAGCTGATTTATTTCATCAACTCCAAACCGTTCTTCCAAGTCTGTTAATAATGCATAAGCCATGATTAATCAGTTAAAGCCTCATCAATTGCAGCTAACGCGCCTTTTCTTGGATCTTCTGAATTAGATTCCAATTCATGAAGCTCAATAAGTTCATCATTAGATAAATTGACAATGGCCTTTTTCAACTTAGAAACTGATAATTTTTGAATACCTTTAATATTCAAATCATCAGGATCAACTTGTGGCAACTTAATAGCATTGTTTAGGTCAAAATAACCTTCAGATATAAAGTCTTTCTCTACATCTTTAGGCAAACCGCCATCATATTTACCAGCTTCATAACGTTTTCCGTTATGTAATATTGGATTTAATAAATTCATACAACCTCCTAAATTGCGGATTTAATTAATGCACCAGATGCGTTTGATACAATTACTGGTGCATTGTTGTCTTTTTGCTTCCAGTTCATTGTGTCGTTTGATTCATCCCAGTATTTCTTCATTACGCCTGGATAATCTTCATGCTGGTAAGTGTAAGCAAATGACATGTATTCTTTAGATTCGCCTTTGTCTGGGACAGCTGCCAAGTAAATATCATTGCCCCAAAAATAAGACCAGGTACCAGTGTTCGCATCTTGAAAACGCGCACTTGATACGATGATTCTGGGAATACCGAAGAACTCGGCTAAATCAGCCTTAGTGATGGTTTTTTCACCAACACCAATGGCCTTAGCGGCTGCTATAATGTCAGGGTGCAATTTCAATACTCTAAAGACTGGTTTTGACATGCCCATGACAGTAACTTCTTCACCTGTGGCGTCCTCAATAGCATCAACAAGAGCCTGAACCACTGCGCGTGGGTCTGAGTTTACATAATCTGAAAATTGAGAAGTGCCAGATAAGGTGATTTTGTTAGCCGTTGGATAATTTGCCAAATTACCAGCCAAGTCAGCCTTATCTTTTTCAAGTGACATTTTCATTTTCATGTCAAGATTAATTAAGTTGGGCGCGACTACATCGACACCGACTTTTTTACCTTCCAACTCGTTCTCAAATTCAAGGCTAGTTTTCAAGCCTTGGTTTATTAATTGATATCTAGTTGAGCTGTAAGATGCATTTACATTTTTATAAATCGCTCCAGGTGCTCTTTTAGTATCAACAATCTGGAAAGCTTCGTCTCCAAATACACGGATTAATCCAGAATCACTAGGAACTGGTACTGGTGGAAATAGTGCGTCACCCAAATTGAACTTATTAGGTCTATGTTGCTGCACTACTGTTGTTAAAACAGGATCTTGACCCATTCTTATCTGACTTTTATTCATTTTTGACATTCTAGGTCTCCTTAATTAACGAATTGTAAAATTTCGATTTTGTCACCATCGGCTGCGGCGGCTTGTAGGCATCTACCCACCTTCACACCTGCTGCAAATGTAACTACTTTGCCATCCGTGCCAACTTCAACATAAGCATCTTTAGCAATAACACCGCCTGCTGTGACTATCTTGGTTCCCATAACTGAAACCGCTGCATAATCATTAATAGCCATGTCAACTGTAGTAATGCCAAAAGAGCTGGCAGCCGCTGTTGAATACCCGCCGTCTTGATCTACACATCTATCAGCCAATACTGCGGCTGTAGCTTGTAGGGTTAACGGAAATAAAATTGCTTCTTGGCTCATGCTGTAATCTCCAAATCTTTGGCCGCTTCAACAAAGCTCATGCTTTTTTCTTTGGCATGTGCTTCTATTTTTGCGACTTGGTTTAATTTATCTTCTGGCTTTTGATAGCCTTTTTCGTTTCTTGATTTTTCACTAAAATCAATATTTGCTTTCTTTGCTGTTAGTGAGTCTTTATATAACTGCAAAGCTGAAGTTTTACCTTCTGCGAATTCAATCTCGCTAACTGGTAAGCTGGACATGATTTGCACATGTCTGTCTTTATCAGCTGGTAAAATATTGCCGTCTTTTATGGCTTGATCGCAAAAGTCATTAATATCCTTAACTCTTGATTGTTCAATGCCATCTGCAATGGTTTGTTTTAAGTCTGCAACCTCAGTTTCTAAGCTTGTGACTTTGGTTTTGGCTTCGGACAAGTTTGTCTGTAGCGCGGCTATTTCTTCTGGGGTCATTTCTGTGTCCTCTGAGGTTTCTGTAAATGAATTGGTGGTTTGTGCTCTTGCAGTGTCTTTAACTTCGCGTCTTGTAGCTGACTCTTTGATAGAATCGATTTCCCAAGGCCGTACAACTTTGTCTGCATCTTCGATTGAGAACTTATCAATAATAAATTCTCTTAACTTTCCTAAAATTCCAGCGGTTGTTTTATCGCTCCATGTGCTTTCTGAAAAAGTAACATCGGATAATTCAATTTCAGTGAAGCCTGATTCATCAGCACTAAAGGCCAATGTTTTAAGTCCAGGAACGGCAGGAGCAGCAGCTCCTAAAAAACCAACATGTCTAATGTATTTTTTACCTGGTACTGGATTTGATGTTGAATCAGGATCGTATATTGATAGACTTATCTTTTTATATAACCCTTGATTGACTGCTTTGGATAAATTCTTATGAACTTTTTTGGAGAATCCTATTAGTTTATTGCCAACAACGGAAAAAGAATCAGCCCAGCCAAGAGCGGGGTCATTGTCTTTTGGGTGTCCAGCGACTAAAGGAGATGGTGAATTAATTGCATCATAGCTTTCTGAAAGCTCATTGAGGTCTGACTGACTTATCGTTACTTTTCTGCCATTAGCATCAATAAAAGTTCCTGTGCGCAGTACTTCAAATTGGTAATGTTTCTGTTTTTTATTTGCCATGATGTGCAAAATACTAAAAAACCATTCCACTTTTTAGGCATAAAGCGGAATGATGGTGATATTTTTTTAAATTAGTTTAAATATTCAGCAATCATTTGTTCAATATCATCAGCATCTTGTGGTGAAAAGCCAATAAACGGCCGTTCTGGTAACTCACCAGATCGGTCTGAAAAGCTATCAACTCCAAATTGATGCGCTGCTCCATATGTTTTATTGGTACCTATCTCCGCAAAGTCGTCACTAGAGTTAGTAACCACACTTGATGCAAGGTTGCCACTCTCTGATAGTATCTTACCAGGCCAATGCCCTTTTCTTGTTCTTGCTTTAATTGTAGCTGGTAACAATCCAGTCCATCCCGCCCCAGTTGATGGATCATACTCACCTTGAAAAGCATCTTCTGTGACATCAGCAAGAAATCCTGCAATTTCTTCCATTAATGGGGCCGTGTTAGATACTTTACTTAGTATGTTATTAAGCCCTTTTATTGCGTGAGTTGAGTCAATTGATATTTTCATGTTATAATACAGCTTCCAAGTAAAGCGCGACGCCAGAAATTAATTACCGCCGGTGCTGCGCACTGATTCAAGCTTCGTGCTAATCGGGATGGAGGGTTGGGCGGCCTCCCGCGCTTTACATTATTCAATATTCTTTCCATAAATTAATTCATATTTATTAGAATCTTTACCATATACTTTTACGTTTTCGGTATAGAATGCCGTTCGTATAGAACCACCTCGGAAATCAAACTTATAAAAGTCCCCTGATTTATAAACCATTTTAATGTAGCGACTATCATTACGACTTTTCATAATGACGATAATGTCATTTGATGATTTATCCAAATACACCGCTTTTCTATGTAGATAATATAAAGGCAACGCTTTCCAGTCGGCTATTGATAATTGATCTGGGTTTAATGGTTTTCCTGTTTTCCTGTCGGCTCTTTCTTTAGAGTGTCTAATAGCTTTTTTCCCAACAATCAGGCTGTCGCTAAAAACTAAAGCCCCATTATCTAACGATGGGTAATGATTCTTAAGAACGTCAAATTCTTTATTACTCATGTATCCAGTGGTAACCAAATCCCCGATTGCTTTATTTCTATTATATGCCCGATCAATGAATGCAGTATAAACACCTATTTTCATTAATTCATCGATAAACTTTGGTGTATATTTTTTAGAAATAGAAGTTTCTACTTTATATAAAGATTTCCACGTTTTTATGTCATTGGCAATTTGTCCAATGCCATTGTTGTGACTAAACCCATTGTCTGGGAAATCATCAGGAACTTTATATTTTTCATTTGAGTTATATCCACGCTGAACTGCTTGCTTTTCAGTTAATGCCCTAACACGACACCTACATTGGAACCCATTGGGCGGATAAATACTGTTCCATATTGGGTCGCCAATAGGGAATATTTTACCATGTAGAGCAGCATGTGATTTTCTTGTTATAGAATCAAGCACAGCAATGTATTGAAGAAAAGGGCGTTTCTTACGGTTATCATAAAATGCTTTCCAGCGGCCAGACATCATTGATGATTGCATATTGGTCTGATAAATTGTATTCAGTCGCCATGGTGAGCCCAACTGTACTTTTTGAACAACTCCTGTATTTGGGTTGCGAATATCTTTTTTTCCCCACCATCCTTTTGCTTTTAGCTTGTTTGTAAGCAATGATCTATACTGCCTACTTGTCAATCCTTGTTTTAATGCTTGTTCTGTTGCTTGTCTGACATCAGCAAGAATATCAAATGACATAGACTTGGCAACTGTGAACGCCTTGGCATGTTGCTCTTGCCATACCTCAAACCAATTCCAGCTTTTTTGATTGCCTTTGTTTCCAAACCATTTAATCGCTTGATCTGGTGCAAGCTTGAATAAATCATATAGGGTTTTGGGGTTATTTTGTGGCATTGAATCGCCCATGTATTTCTGCAACAAAAAGCATCTGGGTTAACTGGTCGGTCAAGTCATCAATATCCATGGCGTCATAAACTTCATCCATTTTTTTCAGTGCCTTATCAGCTCCGTTTTTTTCTGCAAAATCTAGTATCGGCTCAATGATAACTGCCATCTGATCATTAAGTTCATTATCAGTTAAGCTATCCAAAGCATCATCAAGTTCCTTCTGGTCGGGGAATTGTGATTCAGCAAATTCAGCAAAGTTTGTTTTATCTTTAAGTGTTGTATTAACAACTGGATCAATTGTCGGTAAATAATTACCTTCGCCATAATGCCTATCAATATAATCTTGAGTAGGTGCGTAACCAGTGGCGTAAATTTTAGCATCTCGTTCAACTCTTTGTGCCGGTTCTTCTTCTTTCTCGGTCTTGCGAGAAATTAAAGGAACTTTAGCATCTGAAAAGTTAATTTCAGTAAACCATGTCGCTGGTCCATCTTGGAATGATTCGCATTGAATATTTGCATCTGAATCAATTATATCTTCTCTGACTTCCATGTGGACTTTAGCTTGTGATTGACTGCTTCCATTGTCGGTCGTCATTGTTTGGCCTAGTATTATCTTTGAAATAGCACTATTCATTATCTCAATAAGCTTTGCTTGATCAGCAGACCCTGAGCGCGTGGCTTCAATTAGTTCAATTGTCATACCCTCTGGTAATAATGTGCCTGTTTCACTTGCAATTGATTTAATTGCCGCTAAAAGATTATCCTTGTCATCTTCAACCGTTCCATTTGGATATTTACCAAGTATCGAAGGCTGTGCAAATCTCTCGATGAACTTCATCCAGAATTTAATACCCCCGCGTTTGAATAATACAGGCCAATACAAATAATGAGCTAATCCAAGTCCATATGGTTCATCGTCATGAGTTGCACCGACCGATGTTGTCCAGAAATATGGGGGCTCGCATTTAATACCGTCACCAGTACCATTCACAGCGGCTAGTCTAAGCACGCAATCATTGTCAAAATGGAAACGTGAGCGATCACGAACGATTATTTTATCAAATCCATACAATGTGCCGCGTATTGTCCATACCACCTCAGAAACGGCATAACCGTAAAATTGATCATAAAGCATTTTGTCTGTTAAATTATCAAACTTTAATAATTCAACCTCGACTTTTAAAGCTTCTGCACAAGCAATATCTTGTGGTGATTCGCCACCTGGTTCAATGAGTAATTCTGATGATACAACCGCAAGCCGTCTTTGTTGAAAACAGGCTTTGACTTGATCATCTCTGAGTATCTCATCATATAACTTATAATCTCCGCCAATTGAAGCCAGCACACTATCTGATGAAGAAAGCATTGAATTCATGTATGATGAAAATCCATCAAAATCACTTTTAACTGAACTTACAACCCTGCCAGTTGCTGGTTTTTGTGGAGTTTCTTCTTTCTTTATTTGTTTTGTCATTATCTTACCGACCCGAAGCCGCGCTTCTTGTTAATTGTGTGTTCTGACTTACTTGTAAAATCTTTTTCTTCGCCTGTTGAAATCACTTTGTAATGCTTATTATCTGGCAATAATCTAAACGCGTAAACCGTTGCGTCAACCATATCTAAAAACTCGCCATTTGGAAAAGTTAATAATTCATCTTCATAAATCCCATTTGTTAACGCAGGATCATGGAAAATCATTTTCCTTTCATATCTGTTTTGCAGTGCTAAGAATCTTACTATCTTGTCACGTCCACCAGTGTCAACTCCAACTACGGGCAAATTCGTTGTTCTTAACAGCTCTTGAACGACTGCATCTTGGAACTGTACTTTCTCAATTCCTATTATGTCCGCGTTCCAATCGCGAGCCATTTCTTCTATCATTTCAAGTATTACATTAAACGCCCATCTGCCGCGCTTAACCTGCCTTAAATAAACGCCGCCGTCTAAATCTCTTTGCATTACAGAAATGGCTGTATAAGCATTTGATTTAATATCCCTTGTGCCTATGGCTAAATCTACACCTATGGATGTAGCAACCACATTTGTAGGCGTTCCAACCTTTAGCATATCTCTGCTAATCAATAAGCCAGAGAAGTCAACAAACTCGGCTAAATGCTCTTGAGCATAAACCAGTTCTGGCAATTCCTTTTTCCTCATTTCTAAGTATTCTTTAGAAATATGAGGGTTTGAGGATGTTGGCATTTTCCAGGACATCCAATTAGGCCAGTCTTTAGATTGACCTCTTTGATACATTTCCCTAAAATCATCAAATCCCGCAGGAGTAGAAAAGAACCAAACCTCTGCATCTTCTCCATAATCCAGTGTTGTTGCTGAAATGGCCTTATTCCAAACATCCATTAAGTTCTTAACCATGGCAGCTTCATCAATTATGACTTTTGCATATTTCCTTGATCGTCCTGCATTTGGCTTTTCTAGTGTCCAAAATTCAAGCTTACCGCCTGTTATTAACTTTATTCTTTTTTCTGATTTGTTCTTATGGGCAATCAGAGGTTCTAATATTCCGCAAACTTCATCCCATACTTCTAGCATAATGTCATAAGTTGGAACAAACCAACCGCATGGCATACCTTCCAATAATCCACCGTCCTGCATCAGTACATCTACACCAAATACAGTCTTTCCCCATCTGCGACCCATGCAAGCTACATTAAATTGTTTTTTCTCTCTCTGTAGTTTCCTTTGTCCACTGTGAAGAACTTTTAATTTAATTACAATCTCACCATCCTTTGATTCATCAAGTGGCTTAACTGCCAGAGCTGACATTTTATTTTTCTCTAATTACTTTGATTTGTACGCCGCCTGAGTGCTCTTGTTCTTGCCTATCACCATATTTTTTAGGCTGTAATTTTGTAGCTAACCATTTACGCGTTTCAATTCTTAATCTTGACCTTTGGATGTGATCTCCATTTAACTGATAACCAATAGGCTGTCCGTCCTCTCCTAACCTCTCCATCCAGTCATTGCATGCATCATCTGCAATATCTAACATTTCATCTGTTAAAGCGTCTGCACTTTCTTTTTTCGCGCGCGCGTATTGGTTCAGAAAGGGTTTGTTGGTTCTTAACCACATAAACACTGTAGTCTTACAAGGCATGTCATCAGACTTGCAAACCGTTCTTAAAGATTCTCCTTCTGATAGTCTTGCACAAATTAAATCTGCTAATTTATTTGAATATTTTGTTGGCCTTCCAGTTTTTTTAGTGACCTTTTTCTTGGTTACTTTTTTCTTAGTTGTTTTCTTAGCGGTTTTATTCATTTTTTGCTCTTGCTTACGTGTTGTTCAAATACAAGGTTTTCAAGAGTATTGATGCGTTGATTGATTTCTGTTTCTAACTTGTCGCCGTCTGCATTTGTGAATCTTGAGCTTAAAGTTTCAATCATAGATTGTTTAATATTATCTATATCTACTCTATTCAGGTGTAGTCCTGCTTTGGTTTTGCCAATAAATTCTGATCTTACAACCAACTCTTTAAGAGTTAGTGCTTGGTTCGCTTTAAGTTCTTTAACTGAATTTTCTATCGGGTTAATTGCAGCTCCCCATAAGCCGATTAATAAAACTATTCCAGCTATCAACGTCGACCACTCGAATTTTTTAGTCGTTACTTCTTTGATGTCGTTTTTTATAATGCCGACTTCTTTGGCAATATGACCAAACTCAACACCAATTTTTCCTACACTATTTGCTAGGCTGCCAACAGCGTCTACTACAGCTTTTATTTCGCTTTCTAGTGAAGTAGTCCTGTTAATTAAGCCTTCATACGTTGTCTTAAATTCTGCTTGTTCATTCATGATTCAAATCACGAATTTCAATTAGTTTATTATTGCATTGTTGTAACTTGCTAAAAAGCGTGGGCACAAGAACGTCTCTTGTTGTTCCACATGTGAATTTTTGTTTTTTTGGTTTCATAATAGGTTCAGTAAGTTTTTCAGGGATAGGGATTATTTGAGGCACTGGCACATCGACATATTCTGTTTTAATTATCTGTCTGGTACCACAACTCGATAACATCATCACTAATGGGCATGTCATCACAATTAGTTCGAGGTAAGCTTGTAAGCTTGACAATTTTCTTTTCCAGTTGTGTTTGTGCTTTAATTTCATAAATTTCTATTCTTTGTTTAGCTTCTGAAATATTTTTTTCAATATTTTTCTGTATTTCAACAAGCTCGTTAATCCTGGTTATTAATTCATCTCTCTTTTCAATTTCTTCTTTATTGACTTGGTGACATTGTTTTAAATCCGCTTTCTTGATTTGCAATGCTGCATAATTTCTCTTGTGTCTGCCACCATTCAGATAAAGGATCAAAACTAAAACGGCGACCATTATCAGTAACGCTCTTACCGATCTGTTTTGAAAATCTGATTTCAATCGTGTTAACATAATTTATTGTCTCCAATGCGTTCCCGCCCGTTACTTGATGTAAGCATAATTGTATGTGTTCCCATCGTCTTGATCCGATGCAGTACTGTTGTGCTTTTAGAATGTTGCCAGTACCAGCGTTGTAGCTTGCAAAAGTTAATCTTCTTCTATCTTCTTCGGTTCTTTTCCATTTCCAGACGTTTCTTAGTTTCTTATCGTAATAAGCACCGGCACGGATAGATTTATATGCATCATTTCTAGAGCCATTAAATTTAAGTTCTCTTTGCATATCTGACCACGTTGCTGGCATAAACTGCGCTATGCCTTTAGCTCCGACATGTGACTCTGCCAATGGGTTTAAAAGGCTTTCTTGTTCAAGTTGTGAACGGTACCAACGCCAATCCCATAATGGCAAATACAGCCTTGAGGCCGTTTTAATTAAATCATCATATTTGCTAGTAGTCTTAGCTAATGACAATTGCTGAGATAATAAGAGCAATAGCCCCAATAATAACCGCATAGATTTTTGCCTTTTGGTCTGCTGAAGCTTCAAATTTCATGAAGTTTGATAAAGAGACATCTTTGTTGTCGTCTGCTTGCGACCAATGCCTGTCAATTTGACTAATTGCTAAGTGAGCAATGATTAAAGCCCATACACATGTAAATAGCTTATATCCAGCATCGCCGCCGAGTGTGATAAATGCTGTCGGGTTCATGATGACCCATAAACCAAATAGAAGAAATGCAATTTCTCCAGCTCTGCGTTTGATTTTATTAATAATTTCTAGAAACTTCATATTTGCTCCTTAATAGTTTTTTCCAACATATCAAAAGAGCATTCCACTTTTTAGGCATAAAGCGGAATATGTATTATTTTATGGTCTTAATTTTTTAACAATTCTAAAGACGCTAGTGACAGGTATTCCAGTAATGGCACTTATCTCTTTAATTGAATGGTTTTTTATTAAGTATTTTTGAACCAGGCTATTCCTTTTTTCCATTTTTGTATTATGAGAAATATATAAGCTATCTCCATTAAACCTTTCACCCATTTTTTTTATAAACTCATTTTTTAGAGATTCCATGGTGACTGGTTGGTTTTGGTCAAGTGATGAAAAACTATCCTGGAGAACTTCTCCAATTGCGGTCAAATCTTTGCTAGTGGGCTTTTTCATTTGTTATCTCTTCTTGGGAGGCTTACATGCTGGCATTGGAAAACCACTGGATAGACTTGGATTTGGTTGATAGCCACCTAAGTACCTATCTTTATTTTCACATCGTTTCTTTTTTCTAATAATTTTAAAATCAGCCATCCCTTTTGGTATAAATATTACAGGACATTTTGTCGTTAAGCTGTCTTTTGTAATTTCAAATACTTGCCCTATTGTAAGTTGTATTTTGTCAATCATAAATTTGCTCTTGCTATTAAAATAGAGTCAGCTAATGCCTGACCGCGTCCTTTAAAGTCCAAATCCCTAATGTTTGGATAAAGCTGAATTGCTCTTGTTCTGGCCACGTCTTTATCTTTTCCAATTAATCCAGATGTTTTTTTCCATGATTGTGGAGTAACTAACGTCAACGGCACGCCAAAAGCAACTATCACACCCTCGGCAATTCCCGCGCTGTGTCCAAAACTAAACATTGAAGCACTTCCATTCCCTGGCATTGCATGAACCTTCTCAAGATAACAGTGCTTTGCATCTTTGTATTGCTCTAGCCACGCCACGATAGCTGCTGAATTAACTCTATTGGCTTTACCTATCTTCATCGAAGGCATTAATAGATGGTCAATGTAATTTCCATCTAAATCTAAAATACATATTGAACCAGTGATGCCTGGATCTATTCCAATTACATAATCCATCATGCAGCTTTCTCGAATTGCTCAAAGTGCTTAGACTTGCCACGCTTCCAGTGCCATAGTGCGAGCCGCTGTTGATTGTTAAATGCTTTTTGAGTTGTTAATATTCCGCGCTTCATGAGACTAAAGGCTCTTTTTTTTCTTTTTGTCATAAATAATTTCATACTTTCAAAACACCTCTGTTAAATCTTCTAATGTTTGTTAATGCGATGTAGTGTAAAAACATGGCATCTCTTTGATTGTCACTATCAAAATTATTTTTATTACCTTCTGAGTAATCCTGGTCACAAGTATGGCAAAAATCAGCGGTCATGAGGTCATGGCACTTAATTCCTCGACCCTTGCCATATTGGTGTTGGTATATACCATTGTAGTGGCAAGCATAAGCATTAGGAGAATGGCACCTGATGCAATCTTGGCACTTTGACGCTTGAGTCAATTTTTTAATTTTGCCACTTGGTTGTTTTAGTAAATTCATATTCCCAACCTCCTACAAAAACCCTCATAAGACTTTCTATGTTCTGATTTTTCGATAACCGGCAATGGCTCACCTTTCTCAATCCAGTAAATCTCAATATCTCGCATGTACATACACATTTGTTCCTTGGTTGCCCATGATAAAGAAATTCTATCCCTTGCTTGTAGTGCCTTGTCAATGTTGCCGCGTTCAGTCCATAAAATTATATTCTCTGCCCACATCTCCTGAAATTTTCCAGTTGGCTCATTTTCATAAATTCTAACGAGAAACTTTGTTTTAAACTTCTTATGAAAATGGTCTTTGCCTTGGTTGTGGTGATCCTGTAGATATTTAAACCAAGCTCCAAAAATAGCCTTAAATTGAGCAAGTGTTGCAGATTCTTGGCGGTTTCTAAGCACCATTTCTTTTTTATTATTGCCTTTGTCTAACTCTGCATGGCACCATGTGACAAATTTACTAAGGTTGTTTTGGTCCAGAAGTGTTATTGATTGCATAATTTAATCACCTTGTTGTTTTTTAATTCAGCTTTCATCTTCTCAACTTCCTAAGTTTTGCCAATCGTTTATTCTCTATCATCTGCTCTTGAATTTTTTTACGTGCAATTATTCCCTTCCAGTAAACATAAAAACCATTTTTTTCTGTGGAAGTTAAGTCCAAGCCACCTAGATACTCAATGACACTTTCACGTGTATTGTGATTGAATAGCTGGGCGTTTATGCAGCCGCTATTCATGCAGATACCCCTAAATCTTCAAGTTGTTTTTTAAATCTTAGATCGTTTAACTCATTCGATTCAATTGGTTTTGACTCAACATTGTTTTGCAAAGGATATTTAAGCAGACTAACTCCATTTGTTTTTATCTGCTTATGCAGCTCCTTGACTTTGTACTCAACTCCCTTCTCGCTCATGTCATTCCACAATCCGCTATCAATTTGTCTAAAAACAGTATAAGCGAGATCGGTTTTCCATATGCGTGACAGAGGACCATCTTTGATTGCTGCAGTAACTTCTTCGATAATCGGGTTGATGATTTCAGAATATGATTTCGATTCATTGTTTTTTTTTGCATTCCGATCAACCCAGTCTTGCAACTTAGATTTCCAAAAAGGAACATTTCTCCATTCCCTTTCTTCATACCAATTAAAAAACTTTTCGGCTTCAACAAGCTCAGTCCAATTATTTGCAACAATGCATTCAACGATTTGTTGCAAATCAGGAATAGAATTTTTTACACACTTGTTTTTGTTAGTAGTATGATGTTTTGTAGTAGTCTTATATGTCGGATTTATTTCCGAGCATGATTCGGATTCATTTCCGAGTTCATCCGGATTTATTTCCGACATAGGGATTTCTGGTGATTCGGATTCATTTCCGACATAGGAAATTTTAGTATCTGAATGATACTTTTTACCTTTTTTTGTAATGCGAATTAAGTCTTTTATGCCTTGTTTTTGATAATCAATTAAGCCTAGTTCTTGAAGCGATTTTAAGTGCCTGTAAACCGTGTCAGGTTTGATATTAAGTAATGGCATTTCTTCAACAATCAAATTGCGTGATACCCAATAGAAAACAGTGTCATCTTGTACAACTGTCTTTGCCCATGTAGAGCAAGTTGTCAATAAGTCGAATATATGCGCTTGATTTATATTGGTTACACCAAGTTCTATAATCTTAGGTTGATTTATTATTAACGTGAATTTCATAATTTAAACCTGTTATGGGCCAGTTGTTCGGCACTGGCAAGCCGTCTGATTGCTGCTTTCCCACAAAGTACAATCAGAAAATAAAAGCGCAGAAGAAAAGAGTTAAACTGCGCTAATGTGCCGCGCAAAGGCGACACGGTGGACAATGTATCCGTCACAAGGATTGTGATATAATCTGGTTTTTCACTAAACAACATAGGAAAGCCTCATGACTGACATATCTTTAAATGTTATAGTTGGACTTGTATCTGCAATTGCCACGCTATTCCTTTCCTAAAAACTTTAAATAAACATTGAACAACCAATCAGCTAGCCTCTCTATTGGCTTTGATAAAAAGATTACTACAATAAGAGGAATTACAAGTGCAATAACTAGAGAATATAAAGGCATCAAACCACCTCTTTTATGCCAAATAGAAAAACCAAAGGATTTCTGTTACAATTAAATTTCCTACAAAATAAATGGAGAAACCCAATGGCCGTTTCTAAATGTCCAAAATGTGATTCAACTAGATTTGAAACGAAAATAAACGCCCCTACTGGTTCAAATTTTAAAGTACAATTCATACAATGTGCCTCATGTGGTTCTGTTGTTGGAGTTACTAACTATCACAATACTGCCAAGCTGCTTGAGAGAATTGGCAACAAACTCGGGATTACAAACTTGTTCGGGTAGTTGAGATTCGCAAGGATTTCTTAGTTCAATAAATAACTTTTCATTGCCAGTAGCAGCGGCCAATATAAGTGATAGTTTGTGTTGTTCGCTGTGTGTGCTGTCAAACTTGAGATTAAAAGATTTCATTACACTGTCTCCTAGTGATTTTTGGTTTGTGTGGGCTTTGTGATATAATTCTCACTTTCATGCACATAGATCCCATAACATGTCAGATAAATCCTTGATAACCCATCTAAAAGAAAAATCATTAACAATACTAACAGGCCTTTTTTTATTGCTGTTAATACCTGTAAAGACCACCGTTGTTGAGCCTGTTTTAGGCTTAATTTCTGATAAAATGACCAAGTTACAACTGATACAAACGACATCAGCAATAGTGTTATTGTTAATAGTATCAGCATATTTTCACCTTTATGTTTGGCTTAATAATAGAGAAAAACTTAAATTCAAGTTCGGCGTTTATTGGAGCAAGGAAAAGTATGGGATTTGCCTGCTTTGCAAAATTCCATTTTCTATTTACCATGACAAATATGATGTTTCTGATAAAGAAAGAATATCCAATTCTGTATGGAAACATCAGGTTGATTATAAACAGTTTGAGTTCAAGTCTTGTCATGATGCATTTGTTCTTTATGATGACAATGGTAACTACATAGAAAGAAGTAAGGCTATTAAAATGCTTTAGCATCACGCCACCTCCTCAATAAACATCTTTTTCCTACAACTAAATATGAATTTTCCTACAAAAGAATAGGAATTTACCCACTTATATTGGCGCAAAATGACTGGTATCATAGGTGTATGGAAATTATTCATTACACGCCTTCTTGGGATAGTCGCCAGCTATTAATTTACCGTTGGTTATGCGCTCAAGTTGGTATGCTCGAAGTTCTGGGACGTGTTCGCCCCATTGTGATACAGCACCAGGATCTATATTTAATTTCTTGGCTAGTCGTACTTGGTTACCGAAAAATTCAATTGCATCTGTTTTTTTCATTTTTTTAACATAAATAAATTAAGTATGCTTAATATAAATTATAAAGCATACCTATGTCAACAAGTTTTACAATACAAACTATGAATACAATCGGCGATAGAATAAAAAAATTAAGGTCAGACTTAAGTATTAACCAGCGTCAATTAGCTGAAAAATTAGGTATTGAGCCACCATCTGTTAATCAATGGGAGTCTGATAAGACTAAGCCCTCAGCTAAAAGCTTAACAAGTCTTTGTCAAATTCTTAACACAACACCAGAATACATTCTCTACGGAGTACACCCAGAGGAGGCAGGTGCAAGTTATGCGGTGAATGAACCATCATTACATTATAATCCCAACACAGAACCCGCAAGTGTCCCCAAAACAAAACAAGTGCCTGTCATCTCATGGATACAGGCAGGCAGTACCCACGTTGCCTATATTGACGAATCAGAAGAGTATGAAAAAGTGACCTGTTATAAAAAACACTCAAATATGACCTATGCCCTAAGAGTAATGGGTGATTCAATGACCACAGATTCAGGACCTTATAGTTTTCCTGAAGGCACCATAATTATTGTTGACCCAGAGCAAAAAGGCGATACAACCAATGGAATATTTGTTGTCGCTAAAGAAAATGGCAATGATGCAGTAACCTTTAAACAATTAAAATACGATGGTGCAACACCATATTTAAACCCACTGAACAAAGACCCTGTTTATAAAAAGATATTTGAAAATTTTAGAGTCCTTGGGAAAGTGATTGATGTAAAGATTGAATTACCTTAAACGAGGAAAAAATAATATTTATGTTGAAAAACTGGATAAAAAGACATATATTTAACCCACAGGTTAAAAATAAGGGCATTCGGTTAGTGTTATGAAGCTAACTGAAATTATAAACGATAAGTGGGTTATTTGTGAAATAGCAGAAACAGGCAAAACAATTGCTGATTTTTACAAGACAAACAAAGGTGACGTAGAAAGTATATACGCGGTTATGCAGCACGTAGCTGGAAGAGTTAATGGGCCTATTAAATATAATGCTAACATAATTCACGAAATTGATAAAAAAGGGAACTTGTTTGAATTTATAAAAGGAAATTTAAGAGTGCCTTTTTTTCTTGATAGTAATAGAGTTATTATTTGTACTCACGGGTTTTATAAAAACTCTAAAAAGACACCAACTAAACAAAAAAACATAATTAAAAAGTACAGAAATAAATATTTTGAAGCCAAAAGGTTAAAAAATATTACTGTATTTGATATTGAAGAAAATGAGGTAAAAGACCATGTCATACAAAAAGATGTTTGAAAGCATTAGGAAATCTGATAACTATAAAATTAGCAAGATAACACTTGATTTTGCAAATAAGCTTTGGGAATTAATGCAACAAAAAAACATTAAACCATCTCAGTTAGCTAAATCAATCAATACTTCCCCTGCATATATTACTAAAGTTTTGCGAGGGGACGCAAACTACACAGTGGAAACACTTTATAAGCTAACTAAGGCTGTTGGTTGTGAACTTGATATAAAGATAAAGGATGAGAAGAAGAAGTGGCAAGAGCACCAAGGGTTGTCTCTTGTCACGATGGATGTAACAAGAAAGACAGAAATGGGTAAAGCAGTTAATGCAAGTGTTTGGACTGACTCTCCTATAAAAGTAGCATAAGTTATGAGTAATAAACTTTTAAAAAAAGCTGTGAGATCTCTAAGTATAGTCGATGTATTTTTAATTTCTTGTAACACTGAAAGAAAAGATTTATTTGTTCCACCTTATATTTCTGAAGACGCAGACCCACAAAGTGAATATAAAGTTCAATTCTTAAATGCGGTTAAGGATTATACTACATTAACCAACCCTGAAGGGGTCATAGACCAAGTACTTTATCAATATGATGCTGGCTTTAGATATATTAATAAAAAGGACGATGATGATGTGAAAATTACATTCACAGCTACCTTTGCTGCAGTATATAATATTTCAGGCGAGCTTGATGAAGATGCTTTGTACGAGTTCGGTAAAGAAAACGTCGGTTTTAATGTATGGCCTTATTGGAGAGAACTGGTTAGTTCCGTTAGCAATAGATTTAGATTGGGGAGTTTAACTGTTCCACTATACAAAATGGGTTGTGATAGTTGACATTCGGCGTAATAATCGAGCATGAACAAGGAAAGGTCGTAGCCATAGACAGCAAGGTATCTTTTAACGGCTCTATACCACCAAATAACAACGCTCAAAAAACATACAAAGTAAATACAGATGAAGTCATCGTTCTCTATGGCGGGACCTACATCAACTTCGTTAAAATACACGACATACTTGACGCATACTATGAAAAACATTCACATTTTGAAATAAATAATTTTAAAAAATTTCTTCTTGAAAACCTTGGCAATAATATTGGCGGCGAACCACCAGAAGAAAGGCTTATTAGATTGGTTAGTGAATTTAATGATATTGTTGAAACATGTTATGACCAACTTTACAAAAAATATAATTCTTTCTATCTCGACCTAAGCGAACAAGAGAAACAAATAAAAGCCACATATGATTCTATAAAAAAAATCATGCAAGAACTGGAAGAGCATCATTATCATAGACCAGATGAACGCATATCATTACCGATTCAGCACACTCAAAAATCAAGATCAGCTGTTTTTAAACAAGCTAAAAAAATCATTTTTTCCAATTTAGTTATTAAGTTAATGGATAAGGAACTTAGGGATCTAACCATCAAATATTTTAAGATTGCCTTTTGCCACTACGCTCAAGAGTATATTAGTAATCAATGTCTAAATATTGTGCATGTAACTAAAAGCAAAACAGAAAACTGGATGATCGATGGTGTTATACCAGGATGGGTAAGAATGTGGAAGTACCGCCTAGATTATCAAGAACTAGATGTAAAAACCAAGGTGTTGTTAATGGCCTTGTCAAACGATGCTGCAAATCAAATGACTGGTTATAGTCAAAGAGACTTAATATCTATTAACAAAGAGATTGAAGAAGAAAAAATAAAGGCATTTTATAACACACCAGAACTTAAAGAACTATACAGTAGCATGCCTCAGTCAATGAAAGACAATCTTAAAAGTATTGCCTATGAACCAACACCTGAAATACTAGCAAGGCAAAAAGAAAAAGACAAAATGCTACAAGATGCCGAAAATAAATACCTTGAGTTTATCGAAACGATTAAAGATATGCCATTTGATGATGTTTGCAGACGGGCTAAAAGGTTTGTGAATGACACCTCAAGTGTAATGTATGTAAGACATGGTGAAAACAGCCCAGTAGGTGGCGATGTTAAGGTGGTTGTTCTTTAACATCCCCGCCTTAGATAAAAATCGGGCTAAAGTTACATAGCGATTATTTGATTTTACCCTTTATTGTTGACAGCGTTTGCTCCATTTTATTGATTTTTTCAAGGTACTTAGAATTAAATTTCCCTTTTTTGGTTGTCGAATTATAAATGTTATCGTAATAGCTGTCATTTTTAGTGTTAGCAGTGGGTGAATTTTTACCAACAGCAACATTATCTAAAAATTTTGTCCCAAGTAACGTTGCACCATCGCCTGTGGGGCTTTCACCTTTTCTATACAGCCATCCAAGTCCTGACATTTTATTCTTATTTGTCCTGGTTATATAAAGTCTGTAATATGAAGAAGAAACATCAATAAGATAACTGAATGTTGCCTCTCCATTCACATCCACTTCAAAAACATTAGCAACAGCAACTCTATCAGGAGAGCCTCCCCATAACTTACCAGTTACAAATTCATCGCCATCACTAACAAGAACGCCATTAAGATAAAAACTTTCTGAATAAGCGGCAAAGCTATAAAACATGGTCGCGGTCCAAACTCCGTATAGATATGATTTTTGATCAGGGAAAGTATAATCAAACTTTTCTAGATTCATTACCCCGCCAGACCACTGCATGCTAGCTCTAACATCAGTTATAAAGGTTAGTGTAAAAGCACCTTTAGAGAAGCTGGAATTTATTGAAGGTGACGTGTACGGACAGCCAGAGCATTGTCCTCCATCGTAAGCGTCCCAAGTGCCATTGGCTGTATTGGTAGCCTCATCAAAAGCCCCAGAACCCAGATACCAGCGGCCGTTATTATTGTCATCATAAGCATAAAGAGCGGCAACAAGCACTCCGTTTTGTATTTCTATGGTTAAGCCCCTTCCTGATTCGTCTGGATTCCACCAAAATCCATCGACTGGAGGAAAGGCAAAAAGATTCAATGATGTAAGCATCATTATTAAAGTAATTAATTTTTTCATGTAGGTACTCCCTTGTTTAGTAGGTTTTAAAAAATAACACAATCAAATCAATCAGTCAAAATAAACCGATTGTTTTGAACTCTTTTCAACTGTTCTTTGGTTTCCAGCAATAATTGCAGTATCCCTTTATGAATCGCACTGTTTGGATAATTGCGCTCAGCAATCGCCAACTCCTTTCTAATTTCCTTTAACTTATTGTAAATGTCCGAGCCCCTTTGGGCTTTAAGTTCCATTCTTCTATTTCTAATTTCTTCTGCTTTGGTCATTGTCCTTTTCCTTGTTATTAAGTGGTACCCATTTTAGCAATCACTGAAAATTTTACTATTGGCAAAATTCCTAAATGTTTGTAGGAAAATTCATATTTGTTTGTAGGAAATTTAAAATTAAGTATTGACTTAATAATTAAGTTAACTTAACATAAGCATACCTAATATAAATAAATACCATGAACACAAACCAAAAGCACATAAAAACAAACTGCAATGCAGACAGACAACAGGCCACAGTGGTCACCAGTGAAGGCATTAAGGTCCTTGGATATGATGATATTAAATTATCTGACTTGGTAGCCATGGCAAGCGGAGGAAGCACTCCAGTGCATTACGACGCATTTAGTGAATTTCACAATGACAATCCTTGGGTGTTGCCGCTTTTAATTAAAATGGCAAAAAATCTGATGCGCAAGGGAGTGAAAAAATATTCACTTCGTGGACTGTTTCATATTATCAGATATAAGTACCTATTAAGGACCAATGATAAATCATCAAGTTTTGGCTTAAATAACAATTACTCATCTTATTACGCTCGTTTAATCATGAAGATTGAGCCAACATTAAAGGACTTCTTTTCTATTAGGGCCCAAGGGAGCGTCTTGTGAAACAAGTCAATCAAAACAAATCTAAAGAAAGGTGGTGGACAAGGTTAAATGACTGGTGGAATGGTCCAGCAGATACTCGAATAGGATTTAATTTTTTAACAATGGTTAGAATAATTTTATGGATTCTAGTTGGAGTGGTTATAAAGGCCAGTATTGATAATGCAGCTCAAAAGAATAATTTGGTTATATCTAACAATAAATCTTTAAGCTTATCTAAAGAAAATCCAAACACAATCCAGAGTGGTGCTTGTACAAATTTAAAAAACTGTCCCCTGAATGAAGTGTCGTATCTAAGTCGTTTAAACTTAATCAATGCAGATACTCCTTTGGGCGTAATAATCATATTAAACAACCTTACACCATTACCCATATCAAGATGTATGTTTTTTTTGGCACCGTATATTGAGCCAATATATCCAGATTCGACAAGTTTTATATGGTCGGCAAATTCATTCACGTCGCCTTCAAAGCTCTGTTCTGATTTACAAAGCTCTAATATTTCTATGTATTTTGATATTTTATTCATGGGCAAATTTAATCATTATAACACAAGTGAAGGAGCATCCAAATGAAGCAGATAAAAAACAGAATCGAAACGCTTATGGAAAACACTAGCAAAATAAAAAAGTATTTATCCGATGATGTAATCATTGGACTATTGGTTGTGGCTATTACGGGCTGCGGAATGATGATGATAATGATTGAGTATTCACTATGAACACAGAACTACAACAATCAGGCATGAGTGATGCCGAAGCTTTTCACATCAGAGATGAACGTGATGAAAAGTTTGAATTTTATTCAAGGCTTTTGAATGATTTAGAAGATGCGCCAAAATTAACACTAATTGAGGCTATAAAAATAGTCATGAACAAGTGTGGTGATTTCACAATTGATGATATTCAATATCTTGAGTTGAACAATTCAACCTATGAGTTTTTCATAATCTCATATGCTCAACTCTTACAAGCTGGTCACGATGCAGATGATTTACCACAATTTTTTATTGATTTTTTATTTGAAGATTTTGAAGAGTTTGACACGGGATCAAGCGCACAAGCAAACGAATTTTCATTTTACAAAGCATACAGCAATTTTTTAATTTCTAAATATTACAAATTGGAGAAAGCATCATGAGCAGCATCGCAGCAATAAAACAAAACAAATCAATCGTTGATATGAATAATATCGACCTAGCAACTTGGAACGCCTTGCAAACATCGGTTTTCCCCGGCGCCAATGATGACAGCATTATGATGGCAGTAAGCTATTGCCAAGCGCGTGGACTGGACGTGCTTAAAAAACCAGTTCACATAGTTCCGATGAATGTTAAAGATTCAAAAACAGGGTCGTATGGATGGCGAGATATTATCATGCCAGGCATTAGCGAGATTCGCACAACTGCAAGTCGCAGCGGGTCATATGCTGGACAAGATGCGCCTATTTTTTCAGAGATTGAAGAATTGAACATAGGTGGAATTAAAGTAAAAACACCCGATTCATGCACGGTTACTGTCTATCGCATGATACATGGTGAGCGCGTTCCATTTTCACATACTGAGTATTTCATTGAAGCTTGCGCCACTAAAAAAGATGGTGCTTTAAATTCAATGTGGACAAAACGCCCACGCGGTCAATTATCAAAATGTGCAGAAGCTGGAGCACTAAGAAAAGCATTTCCAGAAGAAATAGGCGGAGAAATCACAGCGGATGAAGTGGCAACTGATGGCAAGTCATCAAACTTAAATCATGTAGATGTAATTGAGTCAATGAGCAAAGAAACCGCAGTGAGCTTACAAAAGGCATTTTCAGCTACAAATACAGATATACCTGAGCTATTAAAACAAAACAATATTGAATTGCTGTCTGACTTATCAGAAGAACAAGCACAAACAATTTTACAAGCAAAACGTGCTGAATTTACAGCACAAAAGCAAGCTGTTGAAACTCAAGAAACTGAAACACCGATTGAGTTATGAATAACAATCTAAAATTTAGGGCATACGACAAATTTAACGATTGCTTTTTTTACTCTGAAAAAATGGGAGTTAGTAGGTTTTTTTGGCAAGTCGAAGAGCTAAAAGAAAACGGCATTATTGTTGATATACAGTCAGATAAGTCAGATGTCAATAATGAAACGCTTTATGAAAACGACATTATAGAACACGAAGGTGTAGTTGCATTGCTGTACTGGAGTCATGAATTTAATTATATGTCGTGGAAGATAATAAAAAGCCCGTCTTATTACGATGCTGCTTATGGTGATAGTTTTGGTAGGAGTTTTCAGCTTGTTGGCAATGCTCATGAACATAGCGATGAGTGGTTGTCATGATTTTATTAGATTGCATTCAGGGCTCTGAAACGTGGTTGGACGCTCGCAAGTTTATTCCAACAAGTTCAAAATTTGACAAAATAATTACATCAACTGGCAAAGCATCATCAAGCGCAAATGAATACATGAACAAGTTGTTGGCTGAATATGTTGATCCTGATCAAGCTGAGAGCTTTAAGTCTAAAGCAATGGAACGCGGCAATGAGATGGAACCAAAAGCCAAAGAATTGTATCAGCAATTAACTGGTTTTAAAGTCCGTGAAGTTGGAGGAATTTTCCTTGATGAAAACAGAGAAACAATATGTTCACCCGATGGTTTAATTGAATCAGAAAAGCGCGGATTAGAAATTAAGTGCCCTAACCTAAACACCCATATCGGGTACGTTCGGGCAGGAGTTATGCCAACCAAATATATCATTCAAGTTCAATCGGGAATGTTGTTTAGTGGCTACAAAACATGGGATTTTATGAGCTATCACCCATCATACAGACCTTTGATTTTAACAATCAAGCGAGATGAAATACTCATAAAAAAAATAAAAGAATCGGTTTTATATTTCAGCGAGCAGTTGAAAAAAGAGAAGGCTGAAATTGATGAATACTTAAACGTGGAGTTTTGAAATGTATTTGACAAACTTAAATCACTGGAGTAATATGGGAATCCTAACAACGTTCAGCGGTTATCCGCACCCGTCAACTCTATGCGGTTTTTTTACGCCAAAAATTTATGGCGGGTCTGGAGAGCTTAATAAAATACCTTCGGGAAATAAGCTCCGCCGTCTGAACGCGGTTAGTGAAGCCCGCCACCATCTAAAAAGTGGCGAAAAAACTAAATTCGTTCAGGAGACTATCATGTCTAATCAATTAAACTTTGATTTTAATTCAAATCAAATTCGTGTCATTAATGACAATCCAAACAATCCTTCATTTGTTGCCAAAGATGTTGCACTGGCACTTGGTTACAAAGATACAATCAACGCCATTAAAACTCATTGCAAAGATGGGGTGGCGAATCACCACCCCATAACTGACAAGCTAGGCAGGGCGCAGAATGTAGCAGTAATTGGAGAACCAGATTTATACCGTTTAATATTCGGCTCCAAGCTTAAATCAGCCAAAGCATTTCAAGACTGGGTATTTGAACAAGTATTGCCATCAATCAGAAAAACTGGCAAATATGAAAATCCAAACCCAAGAGCAAGATTTTTAAGTGAAGAACAATGCGGTCACATTTACCAAACTGTAAACAACTTATGTCACAGCGAACAATACACGCATCAATTTCTTTATGGTCAACTAAAAAGACAATTTCAAGTAAGCACCTACAAGGACATTTTGAAAACAGATTATCCACAAGCTTGTCACTTTCTAGGGGTTCGACCAATTGACGAACAAGTTAAATTAATCAATGAAACACCAATACGTGATTTTGAATGTGAAGAACTAAAGCAAAACGCCAAATATTCATCAACTTGGAACAAGGTTGCACAACATAGATGGCATGAACTGGAAAGCCTCACTATCCAATTACAAGAAATTGCCAGAAAAATAGGGCACACAAAATCAAATTTATTTGACCCAATCTTTGAGCAAAACCTTTTTAAATATGTTGATAAGGATATGGCAATGAGAACTATCAATAATCAAAACAAAACAAGACACTAGGAGAATAAATCATGAAAGAACTAATTTTAAAAGCAAAAACAGAAATCACAGCCAACAATTTGCCAGACTTTGCAAAAGATTTGCGAGCATTATTAAAAGGCGTAAATACCGACCTTAAAACAGATGATGATTTTGCAACTGCAAAAGAACTTGTAAAAAAGTTTGATTTAAGCGAAAAAGCATTAAAAGAAGCAAAAGAAAGAATCTTTGAATCAGGCGAATTATCAAAAATCAATTCACTAATCAATGAATTATCTGATGAATGCAGAACTGTTAGATTAGAACTAAATCGCACTGTTACAGCAAAAGAAAAACAGGTTAAACAAGAGTTAATTGATAAAGCCAGTCAAACAATTAAAAAGGCATTTGATGACAGTGTTATGTATGCTTATTTGACTATCGAATGGAGCGACATTGCCAACGAAATCAAAGGCAAAAAACTTCTTTCAAAAATGGAAGAAGCATTAAATACTTATGTTGGTGTAAAAATCAATGCTATTCAAATTGAAGAAACTGCACTTTTAACAAAGTTGAAATTAATTCAATCGCTAGTGAAAGATAACGAGCACTTATTTAACCTTGAAAATTTAATGAGGATTGATGGTGATTATGAAGAGCATATAAAGTCACGCATTCAAGAGAATGATGAGGCCATTGCAGAAAAAGCCAAGATTGAAGCGGCCAGACTTGTTGAGCAAGAAAGACAAGCCAATGCTAAAGCTGAGGCTGATAGACTAGCACGTAAGGCAAAAGAACAAGTGCAGAATGAAGTTGTTAGCCAAGTTCAGCCTGGTGGACATATTCCTGAAAAAGTTCAGTCAGATAAACGCGTACACCATGGAGTGACTGAAACCCTTAATCATGTTACAAAGCACAATGATTCAACATTGCCACCTATTGAGTGCTACAGAATAAGGCTTGACGTCACGTGCTGTCTTGATGAAGCCAAATCAATTGCAAACGAGTTAAAGGTAGATTACTCAAGACTCAATGCTTTGGTTTCCCTTAGTCAAGTAAGCCATGAAAAGGTGGCGTAATGGATCAGGACGACATATTGCAGCTTATAGAAAATTGCGAAGAACGTGATCAAAATATGACAGATTGGGAATGTAGGTTTATTGATAGTCTTTCATTTCAAATTGAGAAAGAAATTAGACTAACTGACAAGCAGATTTTAACGCTTGAAAATATTCACGATAAAGTAACCGTACAGGGGTAAAAATGAACAATTCACAATTATTCGCAGTAAGCAGCGATAAAAAAAGAGCTAAAGAGTTTTCTAGCAACGAGCAAGAATGTGACAAAAAGCCTTCTGCTCAGGAGTTAGAACAACAAGAAATTGAATATGCAAGATTGGGGTTTAACGAACCAATTGAGCGATAAGAATATCATGAGCAAGCACAACATTAATGCGGATTTATGTTGCTAAGAAACTAATCGCTTGCTTGTGGTTTTAACATTAAGGTTTAAGAATAAGAAAATGACTAAATCACTACAACAATTAATATCACGCAAGCTTAACGGATTGACTGGATCACAAGTTAAGGCGTTTTTAATAATCTGGTCAAAAACTTATGCGGTGGGTAAAAAGTCCAGAAAAATTACTAATAATCAGTTTATCGAAATTGGTGGTAAATCACTTGCAAATAAACCAGCCGTAGTTAATGCAACAAATGCACTAGCAGAAATGAAATTGATATTTAAGGTTCGTGACGAAACTGACAGCCTTAATTATTTTTCTATAAATGAAAATATTTAAGGGGTTACTGTTTTAAAATGATTAAATCGAATGAATTAGTAGTTGATAATTTTGCAGGTGGTGGCGGGGCTTCATCTGGAATTGAGCTGGGCTTGGATAGACATGTTGATATTGCAATCAACCACGACCCGTTGGCAATTGAAATGCACAAAATGAATCATCCTGAGACAAAACATTATTGTGAATCTGTTTGGGACGTTGATCCAGTTAAAGCCTGTGCTGGCAAATCAGTTGGGCTTGCTTGGTTTTCTCCTGACTGTAAACATTTTTCACGCGCAAAGGGCGGCAAGCCTGTAGATAAAAACATTCGTGGACTTGCTTGGATTGCAGTTAGATGGGCGGCAAAGGTTTCAGTGCGTATTATAATGCTAGAAAATGTGCAAGAGTTTTTGACTTGGGGACCATTAGACGATAATGATAAACCCGACAAAGAAAAAAAAGGGGAAACATTTAAAGCCTTTATATCTTGTCTAACTTCAGGTATTTGTCCAAAAAACCCAGCACTTGAAGAAATAAAAGTAATTTTACCAGAAATAAACGAGAGTGAATTAATTAACGGGCTTGGTTATTCTGTAGATTGGCAAGTATTAAGTGCGTGTGATTACGGAGCACCAACAATTAGAAAGCGTTTATTCCTTGTTGCTCGCAAAGATGATAAGCCAATTAAATGGCCGACTAAAACTCATGGACACGGGCTGATGCCTTTCCGAACTGCAGCTGATATTATTAATTGGAACTTAACATGTAAATCAATATTTAATCGAAAAAGACCGTTGGCAGAAAAAACAATGCAAAGGATTGCGAATGGTATAAATAAATATGTAATTAACAATAAAAAACCTTTTATTGTTCCAGATGAAAAAACAACTCCTTTTATAACAGAGTGCGCAAATGGATCATCCCAAAGAAACATGTCCGCAGACGAGCCATTGAGAACAATTTGCGCAGGTGGATTACACATTGGCGAAGTAAGGGCCTTTCTGATTCAATATTATGGCAACAGCACTAGCAACAACCTTAACAAGCCACTTGGAACTGTCACATCAAAAGACAGGTTCGGATTGGTCACTATCGCATGTGAAGATTATCAAATAATTGATATTGGCCTAAGAATGTTATCGCCGGCTGAGTTGTTTGCAGCTCAAGGATTCTCAAAAGATTACATTATAGACATGGACAGCAAAGGAAACAAATTAACAATAACTAACCAGGTAGCAAGGTGTGGCAATGCAGTATGTCCTCCAGTTGCAAAAGCATTAGTAGAGGCAAACTTTTACATTAACAAACAATTGAAGATAGCATAATGAACCAACTAAAAGAAATAAAAGAACAGCTGGCTATTAAATATGGTGCCATGCTAACCCTGGATGAAGTCAGTAAATATTTCGGTTGTAAAACTGGCAAATCTGTATTATCTATGTATTGTAAAGGTCAGTTTCCTGTACCAATAACCACCATGAGAAAGCCTAATTCAAAATATACGAGTAAGGTTGTAATGGTTGAACATTTGGCCCCGTATCTAGCAGATATGAAGAAAATTGATGAAAAAATATACAATCGTGATCAACGGTCCATGGCATCTTAAAGCTTTGAAAGTTTCTCGCTTAGCTTATCAGTATTAACCTGGGCATAAACTTTCATTAAAATATCAGGTGTTTTGTGACCGCTGATTGCCATAACCTCAGCAACATTAAAACCCTTCTCAAATAATCTACTCAAAGCTTCACGCCTCATGTCGTGCAAAGTAATATCAACAATACCCGCTCGTTTTCTAGCTCTAGCAAAACCTTGAGAAATACTTCCAGATTTACAATTAAAAAGCTTTCCATTTCTAAATCTAATTAAATTTATTGCAGAGTTAGGAAGTGGTACATTTATGCCTTTGTCGGTTTTGGTATCATTAACTGTTAAAAATATGCGGTCGTTTCTTTTAATTAATGAATCTTCTGTAATGCCAATTATTTCCGCTAACCTGCGGCCAGTTGATAATGTTAATAAAAAAGCTAATTTTGTTTCGGGGCTAAACTTCATGGCATTGATTAGTAAATCTTCTTCACCATCATTCAATCTTCGTGACCTTGGCTCAGACTGGTTTAGTACTTTTGTTGATGATAAAATATCTTTGGCAATTGGCACTGGATTTGTTATTTTTAAAACCCACAATGCAATACCTGTCTTGATCGCGTGATTAAGTGTGTTAATTTCCTTACGTATGGTCTCACTAGATAATAAATCACCATTTGGTTTGATGTATTTACTGCGAGTTTTAACATAATTAACAATAACATCTGCCGTAAGATTGGAAATATAATAATCACCAAGTGTTTTTAAATTGTTGATGTTTGAAACATGCATGTTGCTTTTGTTCTTACCGGTCTTTTTGTCAATTTTTTTTAACGGTACAATTTCATTCAGATACTTATTCAGTAAATCATCAACTGTCATGTTAGCATCTTGTTGATAATTGCCAGATCTCATGCTATCCTCGGTTTTTTTCTTCCATGCACGAGCAAGTGCAGCCGTTGAAAAATTACGGGAAATCGAAGGAAAACCTTTAAGTCGAACTTGTGCAGTATATGAACCGCTTTTATTTTTCCTTGGTCTTGCCATATAATCACACT